CAACCCAAAACCTCATCAAAATCATGCAAAAAAGGTATCAAAGTCCAATTACTTTCTACCAACTTTAAACGAAAAGTATCAAAGCCGATTTTGCCTGAATTCTTATTCAAAATTTTGTTTCCCTTAAAAATTTCGCCTTTTTTTGCTTTATCTATAAAGGTATCAAAATAATACCTACCCCATATGTGATGCCGTAGTAGGCGCGGATTGCGTTGTCTACGGCGGATAAATCATTGTCTACGGTGTCGACATCAAACAGCCCCATCGGGCTTTTGACGGTGTCGCTGCCGCTGTTTTGCGTGTGGAAAACATATTTGCCGCCGGCCGCTTCGGTTTTGAGGACGATGCTAAACAGGCCTTCGAGCGTTATTTTTTCGTCCAGCAGTTTGCCTATGGTCTTGGCTTTGGTTTTGCCGAAGTCGTCGGTTTGGGTATGCGACAGGATGTAGACGCGCTTGTTGTCGGGCAGGTTGGCGGCGGCCTGTAAAATGTCCCATGCGTGGCGGGCAATTTTGTTGAACTTCATGAATTGTTCGTTGCCTTTCGCCTCGGTGGTTACGCCGCGCATAAATTCGTTCGCCATGATGTACTGGAAGTCGTCTATCACGATGATGTCTTTTTTGATTTTCGGCAGAATGGCGCAGATTTGCGCGGAATCGTCGGTAACATAGATGTTTCCCGGGTTGCCGGTGGCCTTTAACGCCCCGCCTTCATCTTGTTCTGCCGATACTGCCCATCCCTGCGGCTTGAAAGGAAGAGGCTTTCTGACAACCTGTATCAGTGCCGTGTCTTCGGGCTTTAGATTTCGCATCGAAGCGGTCTTCCCCGTGCCGCTTTCGCCCAATATAAAAGTTGTTACGCTCATTTTTTGTTTCCTTTTCGTGCAATTCCTGCATGACTTGGCAATAAAACATCATTTCGTCCATGCTTGCCCCTTATCATGGGTATTTGTGCCAGTAGGCGGGCTTTAAAATTTCGGGCATGGGCGGAAATTTGTTTACTTCACTCGGTGTGAGGTATTTTCCCGCCTTGCATTTGTAGTAGTATCTTTTCTGCCGCTCCGCGCATGTTTGGCATCGTTTTTGCCGGAAGCCGTTTTTCTGTAGGGCGAAATCGCTTTCCGGCTTTGCCTTTTTGCAGGCGGGGCAGGTAATGGTTTGGAGCATGGCTTACCCCACAGCCTTGTACTTGTGATATTTAAGCTTCTTCTGACCTGTTTTATTATCAATCGCAATCTTGCCCTTGATGCTGTACTCACCGAGTTTTGCAATATAGACAGGCCTTATTGTTTCCTCTTTGCCTTTGCAAAGCTCTATAAATTGTATTGCTGTACTTTCCGTCGAAAAATCGGGCGAGATTTGATAGCAACCTCCGTTTTTCTCGAATGTTTTATATTCGTCTTTAATCTTTACGCCAAAACGGCTGAAAGATTTTTCATATTCACGTTTTAAGATTTTTCCAAATACGGCGAACATTATTCATCTCCAGTTGACTCATACGGCGGATGCCAATCACTCCTGTCGGCTTCCTCAAATTCTTTGGCGGCTTTTGCATCGCGGGCGGCGGCTTCTGCCTCCACAGCGTTCATGCGCTTCATCCATGCGATGTCTGCTTCCACTTCCTGCCGCGTTTTTGCGGCGTCCCATGCGGGCGGCGGGGTTTTTGCGGGTTGTTCGCTGCCGCCGTAGACGGCCAGCACGGCCAGTACTGCGGTAAACAATATCCAATTTATTGCCTTATTCATTTCCGTTTCCTTTGTTCAAACATTTATGGGGCAGGGCGCGGATGGGGTGAGAGGAATGCCCCGTCCAGCCGGGGAATTAAAGCTGCCGCACCCTGTCCGATAAGTGTTTGTTGTTGCGTGCCGCGACGGAAAGGAGGCCGTCCGCACGCTGTCGAAGGTTTGTTCAGGCTCTTTCCGCGCCTGTGGTATGCCCACTCTCCGACTAACGGCATACCATTGATGGACTATCATCATGTCTACTTAAAGCGGCATTGGTCTAAATACGGAGGGGTGGCGAATCCCCCTGTCTCTGCCTGCCGCCTGCGTCTTGCGGCACTCCCCCGCGCCCGGGGGTAGCATATTGCGCCTGTCTGCAATGCCGTATTTAGGCCGATGCCGCCTTATGCGGCCATCGCTGTTTTCATGGCTTGGTATTCCTTAAACGTCGGCATGGTGATGCCCAAATCCAGCGAGTTTTCCATTTTCAGATCGTAAATCTGATAGTTATGCACAAAATCGTTAAAGTCTGACTGGTCGGATTTTTCGTAATCCTCTTGGCCTAAGTCGTCGCACGTTACCCATGCTTTAATGATTTCTTCCCCGTAGTATTTCCTACGGCAGGCCGCCTCTTCTTTGTCGGCTTCTCTTTGCGCTTCCGTCGCGTCAGATTCCGCCTGTCTTCTTTCGTTATCTGCCATCGCCCGTGCGACGGCGGGGTTTTCGATGTAGGGGTACATTTTTCGTCTCCTTCCGCCCCTTTCGGGGCGGGGTGTCAAATCGGGCTGATGAAGTGCCATGTGTCGGCGTTTAGGGCGATGCGGCAGGCGTCTTGGTAGTTGCCTTCCACTTCTTCGAGCATCGGGCTGCCTACCCACTCTATCCATGCCCGTTTCTTTTTGCCCCTGCCTTCTTCCATAATTCGGCCTACGGTGCTTTCCTGCTTGATGTCCCAGTCGTTGAACCGCATGATGTTTGCCAGATGTTTCATTTTGTTTCCTTGGTTGTTTTGTTTCGATGGGTGTATAGTACTATTGTACTTATTACCTGTAAAGTACTTTTGTACTTTTATTTTGCTATTAGTACTTTTGTATTGATTTTTAAAAGAAAAAAGTTTGAAAAAAAAACCGCCTTTTCGGGCGGTTGTGTCGGTTTTGTGTTGTTTTCAGGTTCGGCGGGCGTGAAAAAGGCCGCCTGAATTTCAGACGGCCTTTATTTTATTGATAGTTATTTTTGAATAGTTTACTCAGAATCGCATATAAATTTAAGCTTATTGCCGATAGCCAGTATTTCGGATTCTGAAGATAAAACGGCATGCATTTCTTCCCCGTCGGCAACAGGAAGGTTTTCCATACACTGATGAACCACGCCATTAAAGGCTGCGCCGTCCATAGACGGATCGTCATCCAAAGGGGGCGGCATATCTATGGCCGACAGTATTTCCCCCTCTTTGAATACTTCTACGCGTAACGTTTTATGCCGCAGATCAGCGCGCGAAGCCGGAATGTGAAAGGTCAGGCATAGGTTGATTCGCGGCAGGATACCCTCACGGGTGACAAGCGGGTATATGCAGGGATAAATTCCAATCAGGCTGTAACTGAATCCTCCTTCGTGGCGGATGATGCTGTCGCAGTATTGGACGTTTAGTGTAATCATGCTTTGCCCGCCCCTAAGAAATCCCATTGGTTTTCGAGTGCCGCACGCACGGCCAAACCATCAATGCCAAAGGCGGCGGCTAATTTATCGGCGGTTTCGTTACTTATCGTGCATCGGTTATTTTCGATTCTCGACAGATACGATTGCCTCAATCCGGTTTTTTTCGCCAGTTCGGATTGTGTAAAACCATGCTTAAGGCGAAGTGAGGCGAATGTTTCCGCTCCCATTTCCCTATTAAGGCGATCGGCTAACTTGGCACTTGCCCTGTCCATTGCCGCTTTGCGGCGCGAATTTTTGCGGATGCGTTCGATATAACCGTCGGCCGATGTATCGGCAACAGGCCGGATTTGTCCGTGTGCGAAATAGACGGATTGGGTTGTAAAAGCCGTATTTTGAGGGGCGGCGACAGTAACCGATGATGCGGCGAACAGGCAGAACGCACCAAAAGCCGTCCATTGTTCAGTAGGTTTTGAGTTGGTTGTAGTCATTTTGTATCCTCAGCATAATCGGATGGTCGTCTTGATAGTCGAATTTATCGGTTTGTTTGTCAATTACTGCGAGAATGTGTATTTCCCTCGAGTAGGTTCTATCCGGCCTCATTTCATTATGTATGCAGTACAAAATACGAAACGGAATGACGGATTCGTCATCCAGCCGCAAACGCATGACGCGGATGTCCTTCCCCCAAAAAGAGGCAACCCGCTTTATTTCCATACCAAGCCTGCCGATAGGTTGGTCGTATTCCCTCACATATTTTTCGGAAAAAAGTTTGTCAAACAAGAGCGGTGTGCTGTTAATCAGGTCGATGACGCTGTCAATATAACCGACAGCGTCGTCATTGCATTCGAAGAGGCGATCCAAGTCCCCTTCGGCATGGTCATGTAGGATAAGCCGCATATTATATCTTTTTAGTTATACCCCGCAAGGGAATCAGATATTAAAAAGTCGTAACCGACGGGAAGCAAATGTTTTCAGACGGCCTGAAATTTACACTTTGTGTAAATCGGTAATTTTACAAAGTTAGGCTAATCTGACACGCACCGACTTGGTTTTAATTTGGTGGAATTACACCAGAATAAACTCCCAGGCGGCTTGAATCAGTTTCGAATTTGCAAAGGGGGGGGACTAAATCCGTATCTTTTTCATCTATCGCCATGATTTTAAACACCTCTTACCCGGGACTAAAATGCCATTATAACGCAGCTTATCTTTATTACCATCAATCCAACACGCTCCACCAGAAGACGCGGCCGATGACCTCTATGTCTTCCAGCCCCGCTTCTTCGTCGTCGTAGGCCGGATTGTGGCTCTTGATTTTGACGCGTCCGCCCGGCAGGCGGCTGAGGTATTTGACGCGGAACAGATCGCCGTGGCGGAAGGCGTAGATTTTGCCGTCCCGTATGGTCTTCTCGCCCGCATCTACGGCTATGGCGGCATCTTCGGCTATGCGCTCCTCCATGCTGTCGCCGGTGAGCGTGCAGCAAAACACGTTGTCGGGGCTGATGCTTTTGCGCCGCAGGGTCGCCTTGCCGAACGGTAGGCGGAAGCCGTTGTAGTCGGGGATTTCGAATGAGCCTGCGCCGCCGCAAAATGCCTGCTCCTTCATGTAGGGTGCAAAAGTGTAGTCGTCTTCGGGCAGTGGGTCGTTGCTGCTCCACAGCATCGGGCGGTGGATGTCTTTAATTTCGTTTTGGGCGGGGGAAGGGTGCATTTCCCCTTTGCCTGTTTCCAGCCAATAGGCTGAAACTCCAAGTATTTCAGATAGTTCAATAATATTCGTTGGCTTCTTATTTCTGCCTGATTCTAAGGCAGCAATTTTTGATTGCGACGCTCCTGTCAATCTCCCTAAATCAACTTGACTTAGATTTTTTTCAATTCTCGCTTTTCTCAAGCGGTCTTTAAATTCTTTTAATTCTTCCATTTCAAGCTCCTATCTGGTCGGTACTATTGTACTTATTTAAAATAGTACTTTGGTGCTTGATTTAATAGTACAAAAGTACTTATAATTGAGCAAAATCAATTTAGAGGCAGCAAATGAGTATTTTAAAAACACCGCAGGAAATTATTCATGACCTGAAAAAAACGATGAGCGGGCATGAAATTGCAAAACATGTTGGATGTTCGCCTGAATTTATCAACAAACTGGCAAACGGGGAAAGAAAAAATCCCCGTTACCAAATTGTCGATAAGTTGAGAAAAATTCATCAACAGAATATTGGAGTGTTGAAATGAAACACAAGAAAAACAAAGCCTTGTCGAAGAAGGACAAGGCGGCAATCAAGAAGGCTTTGTTAAAAATGGCGAAACAAGGCCTTCATGAAGAAATAGAAATAACGTCTTATACGCTTCAGACAGAGTTTTTGAAACTCTACCGATCCGGCGGCTGAGTTTTTCCAATGATGCGCGTTGGTTGGCCAGTTTCTCCGCTTCTTCGGCTTTCTTGGCTTCGGCCAGTTCGGTATCGCCAAGTTCTATCCGTATCAGGTCGGCGCATTCGAACATGCGTTCAACGGCTTTCTTAGGCGAATTATCGGGCGATACGGCCAATGTTGCGGCCAGTTGCAGGATTTGGAAATCGGTTAGTTCTAATTTGGACATTTTTCACTCCGTGAACGGTTGTTTGTGGAAATTCAATCATAGCACGGATGACAGGCCGGAAAGACGGCCAAAAAAAGCCCCGCGTTTGGGCGCGGGGTGGTGGAAGTTTGATTTAAAAAAGAGGTTTGATTATGGATGATAAACAGAGCCAATGCAAGCGGATTGTCGAATATATCCGCGAAAAAGGGCACATCACGACGCTTGAGGCTTATCAGAAGCTGAAGGTAACGCAGCTTGCGGCACGAATCACGGACTTGGAAAGCGCGGGCTTTGTGTTTGCCAAGCCGCGTTTGAAGGTGGACGGTTGCAGGCAGCCGGTTACGCATTACTCGATTGTGGAAAACGGGGTGGAAGTATGAGTGCAAGACTGATGGGAATGGCGGAAAAGGACAGAAAATGAAATACATTCCAAATTCGTTTCAGATAGCCAACGCAGTAGTGGACGATTTCCTCTATCGGATGAGCGGCAGCGCGTGGAAATGCTACGGCATCATCGTGCGCAAAACGACCGGATGGCAGAAGGAAATGGACTACATCTCCGTTGCCCAGTTCAAAACGCTGGCCGGTATCAAAAAAGACGAAACCGTTACCGATGCGCTGAAAGAGTTGGAGGGATTGGGCTTAATTATCTCCATCAAACGGCAAGGCCAAGTAACCGGCTACCGTCTGAATATGCCCGCCCCACCCCCTGAAAACGGGGGTACTACCACCCCCGAAAATGGGGTACACCCGAAAAACGGGGCTACCCCCGAAAACGGGGACTACCCACCCCCTGGAAACGGGGGTACTACCACCCCCGAAAATGGGGGGTCTTCAAAACACACTACAAAACACACTAATACAAAACACAATATACACGCATCCGCCACAGCGGATGCGCACGCTTCTGCCTGCCATGCAGAAACGGGGAGACGTGCGGGGGCGGCAAAACCCAAACCCGCCAAACCGACCAGGCACGAAACCGAACTTGCGCTGCTTGCAACCCACGGCATCACGGGGCAGGAGGCGGAGGACTTTTTGCAAATCCGCAAGGCGAAACGGCAGCCGCTGACGGAAACGGCAATGCGCCTGATTGCAGGGGAGGCGGAAAAATGCGGGATGACTGCACGGGATGCGGTGTTGTACGCCATCGGTAACGGTTGGGGCAGTTTCCGTGCCGAATGGCTGCAAAACAAAACCTTCGGCGGTGCCGCGCAAGCTGCAAAGCCGAACTGCATCAACGACATTCCCGCGCCGATGAAGGGCGGGGCTTACTTGGCAAAGGATGTGTTCTGACATGGCGACAGTTGGCGAAATTTTGAAAGGCAGTCATTGGTTCACGCCGATTTCCGAGACGGAAAAGCGTTGTGAAAAACATGGGATTGATTACACCGAGCAGGTTTTCAAGCGTTTTGTGCGGGGTTGTCCCAAATGCCGCGAGGAGGAAGAGGCGGAACGCGAAAGGCAGGCCGAAGCGGAACGTGAGGCCGAGCGGCGGAAATGGGTGAATGCGCAGATTGAACGCCGTATCGGTGCTTCGAAAATCCCGCCCCGTTTCGTCGGCAAGACGGTGAAGGGCTACGAGGTTTCGGAAGGTAACGAGGGGCAGCGGTATGTTGCCGACCGTGTGAAGGCGTACGCGATTGAGTTCAACGACGGCAAACATTCCGGCCGGTGTTTGGCTTTGCTGGGGAATGCAGGGACGGGCAAGACGCATTTGGCTTGTGCGATCGGCAATCATCTGCTGAAAAACTTGGGCAAGACGGCAAGGTTTACGACGGTTTCGGAATTGAACCGCATTGTCCGCGAGGCCAAGAGTTTTTCGAGCGATGTTACGGAATCGCAGGTTATCGCGGATTTCGCCGGTTATGACCTGCTGATTATCGACGAGGTGGGCGTGCAGACGGGCACGGACGCGGAAAGCAAGGCTTTGTTCGATGTGTTCAACGAGCGGTATCAGAACCTGAAGCCGACGGTTTTGATTTCAAACTTGGATGCGGCAGGCTTTGTGCAGGCTGTCGGCAGGCGTATTGCCGACCGCGTGAAGGAGGACGGCGGCGAGATTTTGAGTTTCGACTGGGAGAGTCATCGTGCGTGAAACCTGCCTGCACTGCGTTCATGCCGATTTCCGCGATGCGGCGGCTAAGGGGTTTAAAGGCCATCTGACCTGTCCGACGGTGGATAAGTGGCGGTACCTGAACAGGCGCACGGTATGCGAGAGCGGAAAGTTTCAGACGGCCTCCGAAGAGGCGGTGGCAAAACGGATTGAATGGTTTGAGAGGAAAAAATGATGTATCACAAGTTTAACAATTTGCGCACGGTGAACAGCTATGGCGAATTTGTATGGCAAATCTGCCGCCGCAAGGGGCATCCGGTGGCCGTCATCAGTCGCAACGGGCGGCATTACTACAACCTGAAGTTGATGCCGGGATTCGGCAGCCGTTCGATGCACGACGATGTAGCGGAGTTTGTGATGGATGTGCTTTGTACGGAGGCGGGCAGGATGGAAGAGGGTTCGGAATGACGGGAATAGTGGGTTTGATTTGGCTGACGGGCGCGGCGGTTGCCGGGCTGGTGTCGGGGCTGGTTGTGATCGCGGTGGGAGAGGTGCGGAGGAGGCGGAATGGCTAAGCGTAAATGCAAAGTATGCGGCACGGTGTTTGAAAAGCAGAGGCCGTTGCAGTTTGTCTGCTCCCTGGCCTGCGGGGTGAGGTATCAGCGCGATCAGAAGCGCAAGGCGGCCATCAAATCGGAGCAGGAAGCCAAGCGCAAGGAGCGGGCGAAGACGGCGGCGATGCGGCACAAGTTGGAAACGATACCGGAGCTGACGAAAAAGGCGCAGGCGGCGTTTAACCGCTATATCCGATTGAGGGATAGGGGTAAGCCTTGCATTAGCTGCGGCAAGCCGTTGGGGGGCGAGCCGAACAGCTACGACGCCGGGCATTACCGCAGTGTGGGCAGTTCGCCGCATTTGCGTTTTGACGAGGGTAATGTGCACGGACAATGCAAACACTGCAATTGCCATTTGTCGGGCAATGTGGTGGCGTATCGCCAAGGTTTGATTGGGCGTGTCGGGCTGGCCGAAGTGGAGCGCATCGAGGCCGACCAGTCGGAAAAGCATTACGGTAAGCAGGATTTGCGCGAACTGGCGGCGGAATACCGCAGAAAGGCGAGGGAGGTTGAATGATGCAGAAGTTTAAGCGTTTTGTTACGCGGGATAATAAGCGCGATGTGATGCGGCTGGCGTATGAGGCGGCGGGGGCGTTGTTGCAGTCGGGCGATAAGGTGGTGGTGGAGGTGAGGGAGAAAAACCGTACGGATGAGCAGAATGCCAAGTTGCACGCGATGCTGGGGGATATTGCCAAGCAAAAGACCTTCAACGGGCAGAAGCTGAATATCGAGCAGTGGAAGATGGTTTTTGTGTCGGGGCATCGGATTGCCACCGGCGGCACGGCTGAAATGGCGATTGGCTTGGAGGGGGAAGTCATCAACTTGCGGGAGAGTACGGCGCGGATGGGTGTGCGGCGGTTGGCGAGTTTGATTGAGTATATCCAGGCGTGGGCGGCGGGCAATGGGGTGGAGTTTGGCGGAAGGGCGGAGGGATGAATGAAGTGTCGGGGCGAAAATCACGGAATGGCAAAGCTGACGGAGCGGGAGGCAAAAGCGATTCTGCGCTTGCGGCATGCTGGTGTGGCGTATCACTTGTTGGCGGAAGCTTTTCAGATTTCCAGCCGGACGGTGGGTTCGATTTGTAGGGGCGAAAGGTGGTTACACTTGGATTCAGAGATGGAGGATTACAATGGGGCAACGCGGACGTAATGGAGGCGTTCAGCGGCTATGCTTAGGCGGAGTAGGAATAAAGGGCGGCGCAGGCTGCCTTTTTTTGTGGCTTGGGGTATGATGGCGGAGTGTTGGATTGTGTAAAGGAGATAAATTAATGAGCAAGCGTATCCCTGCGCCGCTGAATGTGTTTGAGGTGGGTAGATGACTGATTCGATAGTGGTAATTATCGCTGTGGTGGTTATCTTCGTTATTCTGATTAGTCAGGCGTGGAGGCGAAGGCCTGCTCCATTGGATGTTCGGCCTTCACCTGAAAGGATGGATCAGGCAGTAAATACCATGCTGGTTGAGTTTTCTAATTCCCCTATTATTGATTTGATAGAATCACTTAATCTTATCGAGCAAAAATTTATTGTTCTAATTAGGACTCGACAATTCATTATGCCGAACGGAGCAATTGATTGGTACACCATGCTTGGGGTTTTAAAAACTCAAAACAGGATGGAGATGTTATGTACTATTGATATTTATGAGCAAGCAATGATTATAAGTATTCTTGCCGCTGATGACGAGGTATTGCGTAAATGGGGATTGTCCCGCGCAGGCTTTATCTCAGCAGTTACTGCTTTATGTGATTTTATGAAAATTTCATTTTCAAGTGATTTTGAGTTTCTTTCATACAATGAATATTTGGGTGATGAAAAAAACAAGAGTTATCGGTTTAGTGATGAGTATGTAGAGATTATGCGTAAATACTGTGTGCCGAAACAAAGAAAAAGTTAAGATGTTAAGTTTAAGAGCGGACTGATAAAAGTCAGCGTGCTTTCTTCTTGCTTAATTCGATCTGATTTTCAGGCAACCTCAAGCAGCCTTCGGGCTGCTTTTGTTTTGCCTGATACTTTACTAAATTTTACAGTTACACTTGATTTTTCAGGACTTGTATTAGAGTGGCGGCTGAAGGCGGATTGTGCGGAAGGGGAAATTCAGACGGCCTTCGCGGAAGGGGTAATGAGGACTTTGGTTTTGTTGCATGAAAAAGGGTTGATTAAAACATGAGCGGGGCTGTGAATGTATAGGAATGTTGAACAAGTATTACGTGAAGTTTATAAAATCCATAGTGTACGCATGGAGCCGCTGAATAATACAGCCAAGGTGTGTGCGTGGTGTGAAAGTAAGGGGGTGATGGGTGGCGGTGGAGAATTGACGCAAGCCGAAACTCATGCAAATGCTGCAATGATTATCAGCCGTATAGAGCGCGTGTTAAACCGTTACGAGTTGGCTGTGATTGAATGCAAATATAGCGAAAACATGAGTGGTATTGTGGATATTACGGCGTATATTGAAGAGCAAAATGTAGGGGTTAATTTGCTGTTGTGCGACAACATATTATCCAACTTGTTTACGGGGCTTCCTAAAAAAACCGTTATTATGGATAAATACGATATATCAAATGGTTATTTGTACCGGCAGCGTGAAAAAATAAAGAGGGTGGTAGCAGCATTAGAGACAACGGCTATATTGAAATTACAGGATGAGTTTGAATCGTGCCGCATTATTGACAAAGCGGAGGTTTTAGGTATAATTGTGATATAGTTTGGAAATAGCTATATGAACCGCCTTTGTTGGGCGGTTTTTGCGTTTTCAGGCCGTTTGAATTTGAGCTTCTGCCTGTATGGGTAGCGGCGTTTGAATTTTCAGACGGCCTGAATAACCTGAAATTTTGGGTTGGAGGGTTCTCCGGCCGGTTTCAGGTTTCTGTGGGCGTTTGCCGTTTGAAGGTGTTCGGCAAAGGCTGTAGGGGCGTGGTTTCACGCTGAGGAGAGAGGATTGCCGACGCTCCCAATCAACAGAGGGTCGCGCCTCAGTTTTCCTAATGTCGTGTTCTAGCCCCGCGCCTGATTGGTGCGGGGATTTTTTTGGAGGTTCGATATGAGCGGTAAGAAACGCCCCATCGGGCGTCCGACAACATACAATCAAGAAACGGCAGATAAAATCTGCGAACTGATCGCCCGTGGCATGAGCTTGCGGGCGATTTGCGCATCTGCGGATATGCCTGCTGGCGGCACAGTACACCGCTGGTTGGCGGAACACCAAGATTTTCAGGAGCAATACGCGCGCGCGCGCGAGGAACAGGCAGACGGTTTTGCCGACGAGATTATCGATATTGCCGATTCTGTCGCCCCTGAAACAGGTGAAGTGGCGAAAGCCAAGTTACAAATCGATGCCCGCAAGTGGAAGGCAGCCAAGCTCGCGCCGAAGAAGTACGGCGAGAAGCTGGAACTGGATGCCGATATGCGCGTGAAGGTAGAGACGCGCTCGTTGGAAGATATTTTCAAGTAACCCTATGGCCAATCCGTATTTCAAGCCGCTTATCCGCAAGGCGCGTTACAAGGTGCTGTATGGCGGGCGCGGTAGCGGGAAATCGTATTTCTTGGCGGAATTGGCAGTGGAGGTATCGCGCCGCATCGGCACGGTCATTCTGTGCGCCCGTGAGTTCCAAGGTTCGCTGGATGATTCGGTTTATCAGCTATTGATTGAGACCATCGAACGCTTGGGCTACACGGATGAGTTCGACATTCTGAAATCCACCATCACCCATAAAGGCACGGGCGCGAAGTTCGTGTTTTACGGCATCAAGAACAACGTGACCAAAATCAAATCGATTCAGGGTGTCGGCGTGTGCTGGGTGGAAGAAGCCGAAGCGGTAACGAAGAACTCTTGGGATGTGCTGATACCGTCCATCCGTGGCGACAAGAATGCGGAAATATGGGTGAGCTTCAACCCGAAAAATATTTTGGACGATACCTATCAGCGGTTTATTGTCCACCCA